TGATGGATGGAAAGTAACAGGAAAGATAGACGCAGTGATAGATGGCGTGTTGGTGGATGTAAAGAGCACTACCAAATACGGGGAAGAAAAATTCAAACATGGATTAGTAGACGATCCTTTTGGATATGCACTCCAACTGGGAGGCTATGCCGTAGCATTAGGACTTACTTCTGCTGGATTTCTAACAATTCAAAAAGAGTTAGGCCATCTAGGTTGGTATCCTATAACTGTGGACAAGAAAAAAGTTATGTCTGGCGCACACGCAGCAGTCAAAGCCGTCACCTCAGATATAACAGAACTGCCAAGGCTCGACCCTGTGCCACAGAGTAAGACAAGTAAGAACATGAAGCTATGTACCTCGTGTGGCTATTGTCCGTACAAGAAGCAATGCTGGCCTGAGATGCGTACATTTTTATATTCCAATGGGCCTGAATTCCTGGTTAAAGTTGTAGATGTTCCTAGAGTTATGGAGGTTTCTAAATGAAAATAGAACTGGAGATTGATGATGATGAGTTTGATAAAATGCTATGTAAAACTCTTAAAACTTTACATGAATCTATATCTCATACGTATGATCTTGCTGTACTTGGAGGTGAAAACGCGGATTTCCCCTTATTTTCAGTGGAATCGCTAGAAGAAAAGAAGAATCTAGAAAAGTTTCTTGATGCAATTGCTATGGTACATAACTACCATTGCACTTACGATGAAAGGATTGGAAGTGAAGATTTTGGTTATACCTGATTGCCAAATCAAAGAAGGTTATGACCCCTCTCCCCTTACTTGGGCAGGGAAGGCCATTGTTCGTTACCTTCCAGATGTTGTTGTCAACCTTGGTGACTTTGCTGATATGCCCTCTCTATCCAGCCACGACAAGGTGGGTAGCAAGTACTTTGAAGGGCTAAGGTACAAGAAGGACATTGAGACTGCTAAGGAGGCTATGAAGGCCCTCCTAGCACCTCTCAGGGAGCTTCAGGACACACAGAAACGCACCAAGCACAAGGTTTATAAGCCCCGTATGGTGATGCTGCTAGGGAACCATGAACATCGAATTGATAGGGCCATTAATAATTCTCCTATGCTTGAGGGACTTATCAGTACAGAAAACCTGGAATATCAAAAGGATTGGGAAGTACATCCCTTCCTTTCTCCTGTTTTCATTGAGGGTGTTGGGTTTAATCATTTCTGGCCTGTTGGTGCTATGGGGCGACCTGCTGCTTCACCTGCTGCAATCATTAGTAAACTCCATATGAGTTGTATTGCTGGTCATCAACAGGGCAAGCAAGTTGCTTATGGTAAACGTGCAGATGGTAAATCAGTTATTTCTATCATTGCTGGTAGTTATTACTTGCATGATGAGCATTATATGGATAAACTATCGAATCGACACTGGAGAGGGTTGGTAATTCTTAATGATGTGAAGGATGGATCATTTGATGAGTTATTCCTAAGCATTGAATACCTGGAAAGGAAATTTAATGAGAAATGTATACAATAAGAAACTAGAGGATATGTGGGAATTTTGCAACGATGCATTTGATTCTCCAGAAGATTTAACAACATTCTTAGAAATTAGTATGGAAGACCTTATAATGGCGTTCCCTGAAAAACTGGTTGAACTGCACTCAAAGATATTTGTTCCCTTGGATGAGGATGGAGATGACCCTAAAGAAAAAACAAGAAAAAATGACCCAGTATGGGATGACGGTGGAACCGAGGAAGACCTTTGGGATTAAGCCTAAGAAAATCTTGTATGATATTAAGAGTGAAGAAGCCCTAGAGGAAATTAAGAGTTTTAAATTCAATGAACAAGACAAAAGACTCTCCTAGTAATACAGACACAGACGTTAAATCTTGTGCTACTTGCAAATATGATCCAGTAGTTAAGAGGAGCATGGACGATGCCCCTGCTATCTGCTGGACTTGTATAAACACTGCTGTAGTTCTTGAATTCCCTCTACCAATGTGGACACCTAAAAAATGAAGACATCTCCAATTCAAGTAACCCTTATTGACAGTTGTGGGAGTGATTTAAGCGTTGTTAACGCAGCACGAGTATCCTTCCACAAGGAGGCTGCTGAGATGTCTGAGAAGGATGGTAGGCTTTTGAACTACCTTGCCAAGCACAAGCACTTCAGCCCCTTCAATCATGCCTTCCTATCCTTCAGGGTTAAGGCCCCTGTATTTGTTGCGCGACAACTGGTGAAGCATAAGTTCCTGCCTTGGAATGAAACTTCCAGGCGTTATGTTGATGAAGAACCCGAATTCTTCTTTCCAGCCCTATTGCGTAAACGTAGTGAAGATAAGAAGCAAGGTAGTGAAGGTGTGGTGTATGGGTCTGACCAGTGGCTTGAAGGTGCGGCATATTACGTAAAGCACTTGAACCATATGTACCAGAACATGATTGATGGTGGTGTATGTGCAGAACAAGCACGTATGTTCCTTCCACAAAATATGATGACCGAATGGATTTGGAGTGGTACTTTAGGTGCTTTCTGTGATATGCTACGTCTGCGTCTGGATGAGCACACACAAGAAGAAACACGACAAGTGGCACTTCTTATTGATGCGGAGATTACCCGCCTATTCCCCGCAAGTTCTGCGGCTTTAAAAGGAGAATGAAATGCAAAACTTTAGATTTAGTCGTACTCAAGAGGTAGAAGATGATGAGGCATATATCTTCAATATTCCACATCAAAACTTCTCATTTGAGACTAATATGGATGTAACCTACAATGAAGTTGTAGAACAATTCCTGTTCTTCCTATCTTCATGCTATGGTTATCCTATTACAATTGAGATGTTGAGCCGTGAAGTCCCCCGTTGAGGATTGGACAGAGGGAAGATTTAATAGTTTTATTGTTAGCACTTTACGTGCTGGAGTACGTAGGTTTCCTAACAAGTGGAAAGCATTAGAGGCAGCAGCACATGGTGTGGGCCTCAATGAAGCCACTGGCAGGAAGGCTAAACTCTACTTCTGTAATCATTGTTCTAAACTATTCACTGCAAAGCACATACAAATAGATCACATCACTCCTGTTGTTGATCCAGTTGTAGGATTCACAACTTGGGATGACTATATTAGTAGGTTGTTTTGTGAAATTGAAAACTTACAAGCACTTTGCATCAAATGTCACAAACTAAAAACATCAGAAGAAAAGCAGACAAGGACGGGGAAGACTGCATTGAAGACTTCGCTGAAGCCTCGTATGCGTACTCACTCATGCACTTTGAAGAAGCCCTCAAGAGTGTCAGGTGGGGCCAGAAAGTCTGGAGTGACCTCTCCAACGAAGCAAAAGAAAAACTTAGGGAATTTGTCAAAAAGGAAATGAAATGATTATATGTAGCGTACAACTCATCACCGGATGTATGGTGGGTTTAGAATTCCCTGAACAAGAGGGAGTTGTTTGTGTGATTGATCTAGGAATCATTCGCGTATTGTTTGAGCGTTATACACCTGAAGAAGAAGGAACAGTAGAATGACGGCAACCCCTTGGTCAACCCTTGGTTATTTGGTTTACAAGCGTACCTATTCACGCCGCATTGATGAGGCTAATGTTGACTCACGCTCAGAGGAATTTAATGAGACAGTTGAACGAGTCATCAAGAGTTGTGACAAGCAACTCAAGTGTGAGTTCACACCAATAGAGGAAGATCGTCTACGATGCTATTTGACGGGTCTTAAAGGCTCTGTGGCAGGACGTTTCTGGTGGCAGATGGGTACAGCCACAGTTGATAAGCTGGGCCTCTCCAGCCTTCAGAATTGTGCCTTCACAACTGTTGACAATCCAATTCGCCCCTTCACATGGGCAATGGATATGCTCATGCTTGGATCAGGTGTCGGCTATAACATTCAAAGGAAAAGTGTTGATAAATTACCACCTGTCAATAGTTCTTTCACTTGTCCTTCGCGTGTCGATAGCAATGACGCTGATTACATCGTCCCTGATAGCCGTGAAGGATGGGTTAAACTCCTGGGCAAGACGCTTAAAGCGGCGTTTCTAAGTGATAACAAATCCACCTTCACCTACAGCACAAAGATGATTCGGGGTAAGGGTGCTCCTATCAAAGGTTTTGGTGGTGTTGCATCAGGCCCTGAAGACCTTTGCTGGGGCATTGAGCAGATCAGCAAGGTGCTGGAGAAACGTGCTGGTAAGAAGGTACGTCCTATTGATGTGCTTGACGTT